TTATCTTAGGCTTGGTAGCACTCTACCCACTAGCAGGATTCTTTGGTGTAGATACTACTATCCCTATTGTTAAGGAAGGTTTCTCTTTCTTAGGTATCTTTAAGTTCAGTGATACGATAGAGATGGTCAAGGTAAAAGGTCTGTTTAAGTTTGATGAGATATTCGCTTGGTGTACTTTGATTGTAGAGTTCTACTTTGGTGCACAACTAGCAAAAGGTTAGTATGAAGAAAATAGAGGTAGTAAAGTACGAAGATAAGTGGTACGAGCAAGTAGTCAATTTAGAGTTAAAAGAGTTTGATAGAAGAGAGGTAGAGGCATCTACTACTGGTACTATCAAAGAAACTATGGAAGATATTATTTCTGATTGTGGTAAGGATATCTATCTTATTATTTATAAAGACACAGTTTCTGCTATCTTTGGTGTAGCACCCTCTACTGTAGAGGATGTAGGTATTGGATATCTACTTACAGATGAAAGGATGTGGGAGTATAGGTGGGAGATGGCAAGATACTCAAAACAAGTCTTTAAGCACCTTCTAGAAGAATGGCAAGTTATTACTAACTTCGTAACGAAAGAACATAGAGTATCTATCTCTTGGTTAAAGAGGTTTGGGGCTATTATCCACCCAGAAGAGTACTATTTTGAGAACCCCGATCGACCTTTCTATAGGTTTGAGATAAGAAAAGAATATATACAGGAGAAGTAAACCTATGTGTAACCCAATAGCATATGCACTTATATCAGCAGCAGGTACTGCTATGCAAGTTAGTAGTGCAAACAGAGCTGCTCAGGCAAACCAGCAAGCAGCAGTAGACCAACAAACAATGCAGAATAACTTAAGGATTCAAGAGCAACAAGATCAGAAAATGGTTGGCAGAGAAGAGCTGACTGCACAGAAGAGAGAGGCTTTAGCTCAACAAGCAAGCATGAGAGCTGCTCAAGGAGAGTCTGGAGTACAAGGTTTCTCCCCTTTTAGGAACCTTGCTAATATCTATATGCAGGAGAGTTTTAATAATGGTTCTATTATTAGTTTTACCGATACTAAAGTCCAACAGATAGCAAGACAGTCCGAGATGGATGCTAGGCAAACTAAGAATCTCATTAATGTAGAAGAGAGTAAAAAGACTTCTCCTCTAGGTGCGCTTGTTCAAATGGGTACGAGTGCTGCTAGTGCTTATGCTGCTGGAGGTGGCTTTGCTACACCAAGTCCTCTAGATACCCTAAAGATCTCAACAACAGGTGTTGGTACAACTGGTGAGTTAGGTATGTTTAGTACACCTTCATGGGGAAGATAAAGGCTCTGAGGAGTCTAGATAGTATTTTAAAGAATATATAATTAGGAGTATCTGAGGATATGGCTAGAAAAGGTATAAGTGCAGTTTCTGAAGTAACTGGAAGAGAGCAAAGAGTTAGGTTAGATAAGACTAGAGTTAGAGAGACCAAACAAGGTACAATTAAATCTGAAGTTCTAAAAGCACCTGATGTACCAGTTGTAAATCCTGTACAAAGTAATACAGGTCAGATCTTAGGGGAGTCTCTAGGGGTAGTTGCTGGAATTGGGGCGAAGATCTCACAGAGAAACATAACCAAAGAGAATGAGAAGCAAGAGAAGATGATTGCTATTAGACAAACCTATGCAGGAAATAGGTTTGCTACAGAGTTTGTTCATAACACCCGTGAAGAACTTGAGAATATCGCTAGTCCTAAAGGTAAGCAAGATTACCTATTGAAGAGTATGAATAGATTTCAAAACATATTTAAAAACAGCAAAGATGAGCTACACCCTTCTTATTACGCAGCAGGTATTAATACTATAGCAAAGAATTTTGATGCTTTATACGCAGGGTTTGGAAAGGATGAAGACAATAGACAAGCAGAAGAAAATCGTAGAAATGTACGAAGTCATATTACTAATACTGTCGCTGAATCAGGTATTAGTGTTGCTAGTGCGGTAGAGTTGATAAATGGGGCACAACTCTCGGGCTTTTGGAGTTCCTCACCAACTCCAAAAACAGATGCAGCAAGGTTTGTGATCAAAACGTTGATGGCTGATTTTCGGCAGAGGAAAGAACAAGATCCTAGTCTAAGTGCTGTTGAATTTGTTAAAGTGTTAAATAATATCCATAGTCCTGATCTCGTAGTGGGGAAATATGCTGCGACAGGTCTAATTGGTGGAGATATTGATGCATTTATAACTGATATAACCAACCTAGAGGCAGCTATAAAGACGAAAAATGACAATGAAGCTAAGGTTGCAGCATCAGAAGCATCTAAGATGATAACCAATATCCTACTCAACGAAAACCCACCAGCTGAAGCATTTGAAAAACTCATAGAATTAGCAAAATCAACTGCAGATGGAAGACCAGCATCGGAGCATAGAACACTATTACAAGATATTGCAGATAGACGTGGATTAGACCACCCATCCAAAGACATTTATAGTCTAGGTATATTGTATGAGGAGATGTCAGAAGGGAAATATGACAACTTAACCTACGCAGAAGTTATTAGAATCACTAGAAACCTCAGTAAAAAAAGTGCTGATGATTTTACAGCTGCTTGGAAATTAAAAGTAGCACAGGCTAGAACTCAGGCTGGTAGAGTAAATAAGGATCGTGTTATGGCGTTTATTAAAGCTAGAGAGAAGGGTGTAAGTTTCTTCGACGAACGTGGAAATTTAATTAATTCCCACGGCTTTAGTCTTCGGGCGGCTGTAAGTGATTGGGAAGACAGCCATGTTGGAGAGAAGATAGACCCTAAAACCTTGAAAGAGTTTTGGACTGCCATTACAGAGGTTGAGGAAGTTGAAGGTACTAATCAACGTTCTACTTCGACCTCAACTGCAGAAACCACTCTTACTCCAGATCCTAATAACCCCACCCCAAGTCATCTTACTTCATCCTCTTCACCTAAGGTTGCAGCAGGTGCTTCAACCTCTTCACCTGATTCCGAAGAGGTTACAAAACGAAATGAAAAACTAGAGGCAGATTATTCAACTGTGATAAAGGGTATTCAAGATAAGGAACTAACTGAAGAAGACTTGAAACTAGTGAAACGTCAGGGAGGTGAGAGTGATGAAGATTACGATGGGAGAGTTAGAGGTCATCTCTTTAATTTATATCTTGAGGGGAAAGAAAAAGAAGAAGTGGATAGAGCTAAATCTGTATTAGACAATAGGGTACGAATTCTTAATGAGCCTAATGATTCTGAACTACAATTTAAGTATGGTGGTTCTGTTACTGAAGCTAAAGAAAAAAGAGATGCTGAAGTTAAGGCAGCTACAGACCTAATAGAAAAGATTAACAAGATGGAGTCTGGTGGAACAGCTGTTGATGCTAAGGATATAACTCGTAGCTTAAATGAAAGTCTTAGATTAGCCCTAGATAAAACCACAGCATACATTGATGCCCACCCTTATGAGACAGCATTAACTGCACTTTCCTTATTCCCATTGACTGGTGCAGGTGTAGCGATTGTTGGAGGGACTATTAAAGGTGCAAAGTTTATTAAAGCGATCGCAGAACCGCTAGTTAAAAAGGGTTTGTTTAAATCAACCGCAGCTGTTGAGAAGGTACTTTCTTCTTATAAGGTATTCGCCAATAATGGTAAGGTTTGGAATGGTCTCAGTTCTGGTGGTAAACCTTTTGCAAGCAAAGTTAGAGCTGCAGAGGAATTAGCAAGGAGGGTAGAAACTAAACCCTTTAAAGCTAGAGGTGGTAATCCTAAAGATTGGGAGGTTGTTAAAGTAAGTGGAGGTTATCAAGTAGCTCCAACAATCCTTAGAGCTTCTATGAACCTAGGGTGGACTGCTCTTACGAAAGTTGCTGTTCCAGTAGCAGGTGTGGGTCTGTTTGCGTCTAATGTTAGTGACTCAGAAGCTGCAGAAAACCCTAACGCTGTTCTAGATAAAGCAATTGCAGCTGATAAAGCGAAGGACCCACATAAGCTAAACGCGTTGGTAGAAGAAGAAGCAAAAGCAATGGCATTGTCAAAAGACTTATCAGCATTGTCAAAAGAAGAAGAAGAAGCAATAGCAGAAGCAAAGAGTAGGTATACGGCTGAGGTAAATAGAATACAAAACGAAATTGATACAATACAAAACGAACAGGTAAGATGGCAGGGTTTAATTGATACAATGGATGCGCATCCTCCTGAAGCTGTGGCAAAAGCAGAGGCTCCAGATACTTCTACAGTGACAAACTACACTGAATCCGATGTTCTTAGTAGCATAAGGCTAAGTGAATCAGGGGCTGAGGTTATTGCTGACGGAGTCTACCACATAGGTCAAGAAACTCTAAACCAGTATAATAATAATGGCAAGGGAATAAAAAATACAACACAATATGGAGTTGTTGTGAAAGACTACAAGAACAAAGAGGGCAAGACAGTTAAAGGGTTTCCTAAGCTTACTGGGGAAACAGATTTAGTTCACGCAACTAGAATATGGAGAACAAAGTTTCTACCTAAGTTCAAAAAGATTAAGGGAATTAATTTAGCCTCTAAGGAAGTTGTTAAAGTAGTTTCTGCAATGCTCTGGAATAGAGGAAGCCTCCCTAAATCCTTAGACCTAACTAAACAAAAGAGTGTAAAGAATACCTTTTTAGGTGTAACCACAACTGATGGAAAACACTCAACTGGAATAGTTAATACAGCTATTAGACGCTACAATGCTATTGCTTCTGCACAGGGAACGTGGGATATAATAAGCTATGTTGAGACTCCCTTTACAACTGGAAATGAAGGAGTCTATAAACCTCACTTTTATGATGCCGCAGGGAAGCTTTTGAAGGCAGCTAATCGCTCTTCAACATCTGCTACAAATGCCTCTATAAAAGGAGGCTATAAGTATCCTATTAAGGCAGACAGCTCCTTAGATTCAGATAAAAAACAACTTCTAAAAGCAGCGTCTTAAACAAGGGTTTAACATAAAGGAATAATATGGCTGAAGTAACAAATGAAGTAGACTATTCTTCCCTCTTTAAGAAAAAGAAGGTTCTACAAACCTCTGTAAAGTCTTCTGAGGAGGTTCCTGAGGAGGTTCCTGTGGATAACTCTGAAGATTTGAGTGTTGTCGGTAATGTAGTAGATGTAGGAAAAGGGGCAATATACGGTATAGTAGAAGCAGCTGAGAATGCTATCAGTAAGATACCAGGAGTAAATATAGATATTACTCCTAGTTTCCTTGAACCTGAGGGTACTGTTGGTAAGGTTGTAGCAGATATAACAGGCTTCTTTGCAGCTTTCATAGCTACTAAAGGTAGGGTAAAAAAAGTTGTAAAAAGTGATTGGGGAAGCTCTATGATTGCTGGGGTAGCTGTTGACTCTCTTATCTGGAATAAGAACGATGGTAATATCTCTAAAGTTCTTTCAGATTATGGTGTTGATAACATAATTGTTGATTTTCTTAAAACAGACCCAAACGACACTACCGCTGTACACTCATTTAAGATGGCACTAGATGGTGCACTAGGTGGTGTGGTCGCTGAATCTGTAATTAAAGGTTTAGTAAAAACTTACTCAGGTCTAAGAGGTGTCTTTAGGAGTAAGGATCCTAAAGTCGTTAGTGAGGCTGTAGACCAAAGTGTTAAAGAAGGTAAAGTACTTCCTGAAACAAAGCCAGGGGACGTAGAAGTAGTCAAAGTAGAAGAGGGTAACCAGGTTGTTATTAATATAGAAAGGTCCTTTAATAGTAGTGACACAAACATTAGATTTCCTCAAGAGTTTAAGTCTCCTACACCTAGGTGGAAAGGTAAAGAGATTGAGTTTGAGTCTGATATAGAGAACGCCTTATTTATCATTGGTAAGAAGAAGCTAACTAAGGCTGATACTAAATATATCGATTGGCTTATAGAGCAGACTGGAGCTAGTAAGGATGAACTACTAGATGCAGCTTCTAAGATTAGAGAGGATATTAAACTTCAAGAAGCAGCTGGGGAGCCTATTAAAGTTAATAGAGTCTCTATCGGTACTAGGGCAGGTGAGTATACTCAGAAGATTAATTCCTATGTTGCCCTTAAGGAATTACCTGAGGGTGAGTCTTTTATCCCGTATAAACTTGATGCAAGATACAAGGCTCCACGATACGTACTTGGTGTTAACGAGAGTAAAGCAAAACCCTTCAATAAACCAAGATTGGGTATTAAAACGAAAGGTACACCAAATGATATTCTTGAGTCTGTTACAAGTAGTAATATCTTTAAACAATTGGCTAAATTAGGTACAAAAAGTCGAGAATTGACGGAAAAAGAGGCAGATCAACTTTTGGGGATTTTTGATTCTAAGACAATTAGACAGTTTGCAGAAGAGACAAATCAAGATTTTAAAAATTTAGATGTGAGGATAACTGTCCTTAGGAAGGCAACCGCTAATGCGATAGCTAGAATAGAGAAACAGCTTGGGGATGTCAAACCTGATGACATAGAAGGAATTTTTAATCTCTTAAAAGGAGACTTAGAGGAATTGATAGAAGTATCCGTAGCGTCTAAAAACTTCTCTAAGGAGATGGCTACAGGTACAGGAGCAGGTGGGATCGATGTGAAAGGTGTTCCAGATGATTTAGTAGAGAGATTAGAATCTCTAAAATCACTAGTTAAACGTGCTGAAGCAAGTGATGCCCCATTAGATAGATTTATCTCTAAGTCTTTAGCTAAGGATATTCATAAAAACCTAACAGACTTAACTTCAGGTAAAGTGACTTTACATAAATTTGCAGGTAATTTTAATGCTGCTGATGGTGTATTAACTAAGACATTAAATGTCCTTGCAGAATTAAGAACAACTAGTTTGCTGTCTGGACCAGTAACGCACGGTAAAAATATCGTTGGTAATACCTTTGTTAGACAAACTAATAAAGTTGAGTACATGATTGCAGGAGTTTTAGGAAGTCGTAGAAAGGGTTTTGACAGACTTACTATGGAGCAAGTACAAGCTTTATCTTCAGGGGGTTTTACAAGGGCAATACAATCTTTAAGAGTAACATTGGGTGCTTTAAAGCATTTGAAGGTGTTGGGTGGTGAGGGTTTTGAGAAACGTCTTGGTAAAGTACTTCTCGATAAAAGACAAAGGCTAGAGAGTTCTACTTTAGGTGCAATCTCTAAAGAGTATCTTTTAGGTGCTAGAGACTTAAATACTCCTGTAATGAAGTTAGTAGGTGGTGTTATAGATACGGTAGGATCTGTTGTAAGGATTCCTTATCAGGCTCTTGCGATTGTTGATGATGCATTCAAAAATGTGTCATATGGTTCGGAACTAGCAAGTATTTCTATAAGAGAAGCTAACAACTTGGGTTTAAAAGGTTCTGCTAGGGAAGTGTACATTAGGGAGTTTCAAGAAGCTCACCAAAAACTTTTTAATCAAAATGGGTTAATACGAGATGTAAGTGACCTTTCACCAGGTGACAGAGATTTAGCTAAAAAATACTTAGAGCCGAATAAAGGTAAGTTCCATGAAGAGGCTATCCTAAAAGCTAGGGAGAGTGTCTTTCAAGAGGAGATTAGATCTGATTCTCAAGCTAGTGCGATAAATAAGACTTTATCTCTTATAGGAGAAGCAGTAAAGACTTCTATTGTAGGTAAGTGGATTATACCTTTCTATGATACACCAATTAATATTATGAAGTGGGTAGGCAGAAGGACACCAGGTCTACACTTGTTGTCTCAAAAGATGACTGATGATATCGCTGCTGGTGGTGTACGGGGAGATTTAGCTAAAGCTAAGTTGGTAATGGGTACTGGTATTTATACTATAGGGATTACTCTAGCCTTAAATGATGATCTGGTAGGTTCTGCGCCAGCAGGGGAGAGGGAAGCTTGGAAAGCTGCTGGAAAGTTAGAGAATACTATCTATGGTGTACCTCTGAACACGATAGAGCCTTTTGGTACTATATTTGGTATGATTGCAGACATGCAGAGTGGTTACAAACAGCTCGAATTAAACAATTTATCAAACGATCCTATTTATGAGGATCATAAAATGGAGTTAATAAGTACTATGATTGTAGCAGCATCTTCTCAAGTTCTTAGTAAGACTTGGGTTGAGTCTCTTTCTCAGCTTATCTCTGCTATGGAGTCGGAAGATTTCTTAAAGTCAGGGTATACGGAAGGTCTTGCAGCGTCCTTTATTCCTGCAAGTACATTCTCAAGATGGTTACAAACGGATGATGGTATGCCTCTAAGAGAAGCTAAGACTTACCTAGAGTATGTACAGAAGAGTTGGACTCCACATTTAGCTAGAGAGTCATTAGATCTCTTTGGTAACCCAATCCACTCTTCTACTTTTATGGGTGTTAAGATTTCTGATATTGACGAAAAGTCTCCAGAGTATAGGATGCTAGAGATTGTGGCTGACTTGTCTAAGTTTAGGAAGAGGACTTCATTCACTCCTAAAGATAGTGTGCCTATCGAAATAGAGCTGACACCAAAGCAGCATTGGGAATTACAAAAGACTCTTAGTACTATGCACCCAAAACGTGGAGGTGCTATTGGTATTATAGAGGACTTGCTTAATAGGCAATGGTTTCAAGAACTTTCCATAGGTATTAAAAGTAAGAACTTTAAGGGTACTCAAAGAGCTGCACTCAAAAATCTTTATGAAGAATTAAAAAAGGAAGCTAAGGAGATCTATATGAGCAAACACCCAGAGATATTCCTAGAAGGTGCTATACATAATGAACTGGCTGCTAAACAGATGGGTTTAAACGCTGATGGTCTTAACAAGATAGTTGAAGAAATCAAAAGATTAATGGAAGGTAGACAGAATGGAAAATAGAAAGGCAACGATAAACGAGCTAAATGGCTTACACGATAAGATGGCAGTTTATTTCACTATGTTAATCTCCAGTGGTAAGGAGTTGAGTAGTGGGGAGCTATCATCTATTCTTAAGTTTCTAAAGGATAATGAGATTACCGCAGAAGTAATCGAGAGTAAGCCTATGGCTAACCTAGTTCAGAGCTTCATAGACAACGAAGAGGCTCTTTTATCACACTAAGGTAGGGGGTAGGTTAGGGTAGAGGGAGATAATGGCTTACAGAGCCTTGTAGACCCCTCTACGTTGATCTATGAGTAGTAGAGAGGTTGAGGGAGGGTAAAGTAATAGATATTAAACAGTTAGTAACTAGTTTTCCAGCATTCTTAAAGTATGCTATGAATCACACAGGGTTGCCAGACCCTACACCAATACAACAAGATGTCGCTAGTCATATACAGAAGGGTGAACGAAGGGTAGTACTACAGATGTACAGGGGTGCTGGTAAGACCCTAATCAGTTCTATCTATGCTCTGTGGAGGTTACTAAGAGATCCAGATGAGTCTATCTTAATTGTATCTGCTAGTGGACCACACAGTAATGCTATCAGTACGTTTATGTTTAAGCTTCTTATGGAGCTAGACGTATTAGAACACCTAAGACCTAGAGCAGATCAACGTAGTTCAGTACTATCCTTTGATGTAGATGGGGCATCACCTAAGGTTCAACCCTCAGTGAAGTCTCTTGGTATTAACAGTCAGCTACAGGGTAACAGGGCTACATTACTTATCTCTGATGACATTGAAACATCTATTAATTCAGCTACAGAGGTAATGAGAAGTAAGATTATCCAACAGGCTAATGAATTTGAGTCTATCCTTAAGACAGATGACTCTTCTAATATTGTAGTATTAGGTACTCCACAGACAGGGGACTCAATCTATAATAGGTTTATCGATAGAGGGTATACCTTCTACGTATATCCAGCTAGGATACCAGAGAATCCTTCAGTATACGAAGGAAGACTAGCACCATTCATTCAAGATATGGTAGCTAGGAAAGTTAAGGTAGATACTATTACAGATACAAGGTTTACCGAAGAAGACCTAACAGAACGAGAAGCCTCAGTCGGTAGAACCTACTTTAAACTACAGTACCAACTAGATACTACCCTATCAGATGCAGATAAATTCCCTCTTAAACAGAAGGATATGATTGTATACGATATACCTATCGATAAAGGACCTATCTCTATCTCATACGGAGGTAAGAATATAAACCTACCTAACATAGGTTTTACTGGAGATACTTTAAAAGAGCCTACCTACATAGATCCTTCCTACACAGACTATCAATATAGTGTCATGTCTATTGACCCTTCAGGTAGAGGTGCTGATGAGATGGGTTATAGTGTTATTAAGTACCTTCACGGTAAGATATATGTCATGGCTGTAGGAGGTTTACAGGGTGGATACCAAGATAGTAACCTATTTAAGTTAGCTCACATAGCTAAAGAGTATGATGTTAGTACTATTTATATTGAGTCAAACTTCGGTGATGGTATGTTTGACCAACTACTAAGACCTATCTTAAAACAAGTACATCCAGCCTCAATAGAAGAGGTAAGAAGTAATAAACAGAAAGAACTTAGAATCATAGATACTATAGAGCCACTACTGAATCAACATAAGTTAATATTTGATAAGAGTCTTATAGAGAAAGATATTAGAGATGGTCTAGAGAACCCTATTACCTTACCCTATTCATTTATGTATCAGATAACTCATGTTACCAGAGGTAGAGGTAGCTTAAGACATGACGATAGAGTAGATGCACTCTCTATAGCATTAGCAGCTATCGTAGAGACAGTAGGTGTTAGTGAAGAGGATCAAGTGAATGAGTATAAGTCTAGTATATTAGATAAGGAACTAGAAGCCTTTATAGGAGATATCAACCATTCTGCTAATTGGATGAAGGTTAGGTAAAAGATAAACTTACCCTGCTAGAGGAGAACATCCCTCTGGGGTGAATGTAATGTTCTAGAGTGATATAGAGATTATAATATACTAATACTATACTAATACTATACTATAAGAGATATACTAGGGGGGTAGCCTTTTATTATAACATATATTACGTGTAATGTCAAGGGAAGTTCACCTACATCGAGAATTTATTACAAAAATTCAGTTGGGTTATCGCTACATCCTTAATATGTATTTTCCCCATCCTCTCTTTCATTTACCGAACTGACATCTTTTTTTTTATCCGTGGGAATTTTGGATTGTTCCACGTGAAACATTTAAATATTTATCTGTACAGGTTAGGGCTATTTTAAAATTTTTCAATTGTATCTATCTTGTTACAAACTATTACATCTTGTTACATCCTCTGTAATAGTTTAGTTACATTCTTTCGCTAACATTATATCACTCACTTATGAGTTAACTATATAAAAGGATTACATTATGACTAAACAAATAAACAACGCTGAAGTGACTCTATCTCTAATTATACAAGCTTCTAAAGTGGATAACACAATTGCAGGTTTACTGGTTGCAGATTTTAGCAAGGCGGAAACACTCAGCGACAACGGCATGAGCTACTTAACTACACCACTGACAAAACACCTAAACAACAAGCTGACTGGTAACATCTCGGTTGATGAATTGAAAGAATTAAAAAACGCGGTTCGCACAAAGCTACAACCTACAATAGCACCTAAAGCATTTCAAACAACCTTGCTAGGCAAAGAAAAACAAAAGATTCAAAAGCTAGCACTGAGAAAATTCACCTCTAAAGACGGTGTAAATGATAAGTTAGTCGGAACCTACGCCTACGTTATCATCATCAAAGAGGTGACAACGTCGGACTTTCTAACCGATTTAGAAAAGCTACTTGAGAAATACAACGTTGTAAACTCTAGCGAGTATTTAGAATTAGCTAGTAACTAGTCAGTAAAACTTGAATTGCAAGGCTTACTCTGAGCCTTGCGGTGCAAGTTTTCTTGCAAATGTTAAGACTTAACATTATTTATAACTATTAAAGAAAAGGGTTTATTATTATGTCTAAATTTAAAATTTTTTGTTTCGTTGTTTTTACAGTTATCTTACCGTTGGCGGTTATTGTTCTACAAATGAATAAAACGCTTTCTGAATTGGCTCAATTTAAGGCTATATTTGGATAGAATGTTAAGACTTAACATTTTTTATAACTGTTAAAAAAGAAAGGTTTTTATGTTACAAACAATTCCAATTTTAAAGATAACCACGCACAGCAAAACGGGCAAGCTGGCAGGGTTTAAGAGTTTAAATACCAGTGTCCAGAAAAATGAATACTGCCAAAAAATGCGCGCTAATGATTCCATTTGTAAAAGTTGTTATGCGTCCAATATGGAAAAGGCATACAAAGGTTTAAGGGTGAATATACAAGCGAATCATGACTTATTAAGCGAAAGAATACTAGACACGCACGAACTACCGCGCATTATGGAATTAGTTTTTCGGTTTCATTCCACAGGTGAATTGATAAATGAAATACACATGATTAATTTTATTAATATAGCGTTAGACAACCCGCGAACGCGCTTTGTACTTTGGACAAAACGAAACGACATTATACAAAAGACATTAAACAAGCGTAGCTTACCTAATAATTTTAAATTGGTATATTCCAACCCAAAACTTGATAGCAAAGACATAAAACCACCGAAGCATTTTATAAAAGTTTTTTCTGTATACAGTAAGAAAAACCCAATCAACGCCAAAATCAATTGTCACTCAAAATGCATTGACTGCATGCTATGCTATGATGACAACGATATAACTAATATAAGGGAATTAATAAAATGAAAACCTACAAAAAATTTAAAGTCGTATTTCATAATAACAAAAACCAGTTAAAGGTGGTTTATATTGACGCTGATAGCCATTACCAAGCCACCAATAAAATAATGGATAAGTTTAACATATATAAGGCTCAGATAAGCCAAGTCGCGTGGCATTCAACAGTGACTTTATAAAAAGCTTGACAATAGATAATATATGCTTTAATGTACTAACTCACACCCACCAAACACACACAAAGGATTAAACATGACTAAATTATGGACTAAAAAAGAAACACAATCCACATTAAAAGCTTTAAGAGATTCAGGATTTCAAGTGGAAAAAAGCCAATCAGGTTACAAGGCTTATGGCATAGATAATGAACTAGTCTTGCATGCTATGATTGGCACACGTGGCTATCTGGTGCAGTATAGCAATGGCTTATTTGAAGATTAAAAATGTTAAGTCTTAACATTATTTCTAAAATTTTGGAGTAAAAGATATGGCAAGTCTAAAAGAGGAACCAATTCTGAATTGTGACAATTGCAACGTTGCGATTTATGAAGATGAAGGCATGATTTCAGTAGATGGGGCATCATACGTATATTGTGATAGCAATAAATGCCTCTTAAACAAGAAACAGTCAAAGAAACATGGAATTTATGGCTTTACATTAGATGCAGATTATGATTCAGGGTACTTTTACAGAACCACAGCTCAAAAAGGAGATGAAAGATGAAAAAGAATGTAGACACAAACTGGGAAGAACACATAATCTCATTTATTCACAGAACATTAGGGGAAATGTTAGATGGGGAATATCAGAGGGTAAAGATATTTGGTGAGATGTTAGACAAACCAGAGAGTCTTGATTCCGATGCTTACATGTTATCTCGTGCTTATGACTTTACTTTCCCAAAATGGGATAATAGGAGATTAAAATGAGAGTCAATGAGGAAAGCTACGAGCAGTTGTTACTAGGTTTAAGCTATATTCCTTTGGATTCAACAACAAGCTATTGGACACCTGACCAAGTACAGCTATTAGCTGAATGGTATCTAGAAGAACACGAAGATATGGAGCTGGGCGAGGCATTAGATAGGTCATGTCGTGAGTGGACTAGCTATGAATCACCAAGTGATGCAGTATTTGATTATGATATAACATTTAATGACCTACAAGAGGAAACTACCGTCTTAGAGTGTAATGATGGCTCTATATTAGTGCTAGAATTTTAAACAACAGGAGAAGTGAAATGAAAGTTCAAGATATTATTAAGATGTTACAAAAACACCACCAACCTGAAGAGGAATTGATTTGGGATTACATGGATAAGAGTCAGTTTGTTGATTTGACTGATGAACAATATATAAAGTTAGTTGATTGGACAGATGAGGTGGAAAGTATATTTGATGAATATTACATCCATGGTGAAGTGGAGGATATTCAAAATGAAAAAGGATAACTATCAAGAGGCTTTAGATACTGTATTTGAGCATGTCTTTGGAGGTGAGAGCTACGAACGTAGGACTCAAGAAGAATTGTTGGAGAGGTTAGACCATTTGGTGGATACTACTAATGAACAGGAGAATTTAAAATGAAATTATCAGAGGATTTAAAAAGATACAATGCTCTTGTTAAGGATAAGTATAAGCTTGATGCTAAGGGGTTTAACTGGGTAGTCGCAGAAGTATTAGCTACACCCGATTATGATGCAGATATGCCCTTTTACGAAATACCATCATACGAAACAAAAAGTGGACATGCTGAAATCTACGAACTCTGGGAAGAGGAGGTTTTGAAATGAAAAGAAATAAAGAAGACGAAGATCTATATTTAGATTGGGTAAATAACTTTATGACAATAGCAAGATTCGCTGAATATTATTCTATAAGTAAAGACCACGCTATTGAGATAATAAGCAGGGCTAGAATAGCCAGAGAAATTGAGATATCAAATATTAATAAACTACCAGTTACACCAATTACTACAAAACAGGAGAAAGCACAATGAACGATCTCACAGTAACAATGCACGTTGCGGAAACAATCATAATCATAGTTGCAGGGTTGATAGTAGCAATTGGATTTAGCTATTTCTTAGACTACCTAACTCGTGAAAACAAAACGATTAATGAAGAGTATTTAGAAAAGAAAGGTAAATAATATCATGATGGAATTCTGGTTCTACGCAACACTTGCAGTATCACTTATTGTACTCTTAGTGGTAATATACCACCTTATTTGGGGAGATATTTAGATGACTACTAAAAACATGTATAAAAAACAGAACAAGGATGATGCAGTAAACCTATATTCCGAAAAGGATGGGGAGGTTTCTGATATTAATAATTTACCACTAACCGAAATATCAGAATTTGAAGAATGGTTAGATTTTATAGATAAAAATAATGATATTGAAATAAATATTATGATTTAGTTGATTATGGAGAAAAAGTATGATAAAATCGAAGAATGTTAAGCAGGATAAGAGAGAAAAGGTTATTATAACTTATAATATTACTAATAAAATTGTCTACCTAGTGGTTGGTATGATGGTAGTTTTTATAACGTCAATATTTCTAGTATAATAAATAATTAATCACCAAAATGTAATATATAGAGAAAGAGAGAAAAGTATGATTAAGAGCACAACGATACCCTCTTCGTATGAAGAAGTACAGATTACAATTACGACAGAGCGAGATTATAAAGCATTAGTGTCGGCACTAACTAAACTTAAGGTTAAGTCTGGTGAAACTGGAGGTTTAGACTTTGAAGAGCTATGCATCTATTCTGACCTACTAAGGGAGTTGAAATATCATGGGTAATGAGGATGACTTTGAAGATTATTACGCTGACGCTGTAGATGACCAGCAACAATATGAAGATAAGAATATTACTGTATTCACAGGTGAAGACATCTTAAGCTTGGTTCTATCACACCCAAAACTAGAATATGTAGATAACTCTCATGAGGTTAGTTTGCTTGTAGATGATGAACTTGTAGATTTATCCTCTCTTACTATTGTTATCAAAACTATAACGGCATTTCACTAATGAATAGCCATCAGGGCGTTCCACTATATAAGACTAGTTGCTCTGAATGTGATAGTTCAGATGCAAACCAAGTCTTTCAGCAAGAAGATGGAAGTTTAGATTCGTTCTGCTTTGCATGTTTAACAGTATTTAATAAGATAAGTGAGGGGGTAGCTATGGGTAAAGAGGGAACGTCAACCACAGAGCCATTGCGTGCGTCTGAGGACTATATCACAGTAGAAGATATAGGTAAGCTACCTAGTGATGGGTTTAGAGGTATTAAGAAGCAGGTGGTAGACCTGTATAACGTGAAGGTTGGTTACAGTAAGTCTGATGGTAGTACGATAGTTAAGCACTATTACCCTACGACTAAAGAAGGATTGGTATCAGGGTACGAAGAGCGTACTGTACTTAATAAAGGATTTAGAAGTATTGGGGATAGAAAGGGCGATGTAGAATTATTTGGTACAGCTCTAGCTAAACGCAACGGAGGTAAGAAATTATTTATTACTGAGGGTGCTTGTGATGCAATGGCTTTATACCAGTCTATTATTATTCATAATGACCCAAAGTATAAGTCATTTAAACCCAGTGTTGTCTCGCTAACAAGAGGTGTTACCTCTGCTGTTAAGGATCTCATCAACAACAGAAGTTTTATAGATTCTTACAGTGAAGTTATTTTAGTATTAGACAACGATGATGCAGGTAAGAAGGCTGTTAAGGACATTCTAAAGACCTTTCACACATTCAAGGTTGCCGAGCTACCACTTAAAGATGCTAATGCCATGTTGGAAGCTGGGAGATCTCAAGAGTTATATAAGAAAGTGGTCTGGGATAGCCAACCAATACGTCAAGGTGAGGTGTTAGATATTC